CACATGGGCAAATTTGGTACTCCCAACGAGATTCGAACTCGTGTTACCTGCGTGAAAGGCGGGTGTCCTAGGCCTCTAGACGATGGGAGCCTTAAACTTGTTCTACTGGCCTGCCCTAGTGGATTCGAACCACTGACCTAAGAGGTAGAAGCTCTTTGCTCTATCCAGCTGAGCTAAAGGCAGGTATTTTTGGTGGGCCTTGCTGGGCTCGAACCAGCGACCCAGCGATTATGAGTCGCTTGCTCTAACCAACTGAGCTAAAGGCCCTATAAAACTATTAGTGTAGGATTCTCGTGCTGCTGTTGCACCAGCAGCTATGACCCGTCGGAAGGTACTATCTAGAATTACTCCGCATATATCATAAATTGGTTGGCTGAAAACCCTACACTAATAATTTACCATAGTATTATACTGTGGTTACTAGGTAAAGTCAAGTATTATTTTATATCTTGTACTGCGTCCCAGTATGGGCGCCAGTCGGTGTAGGGATCTTCTTCATATTCTGTTTGCATGTGAAATGCGAGAGTCGTAAATGGTCTTAGAGCTTGAGCCCTATATTCATAACATATCTTATTAATAGTTTTTGGTTCTAACATAGGATCAAAACTATCCATCTTTAAAAAAGCATCGTATAGATCCCAGTGCTTACGGAATTGTTCAACACTAGTCATAAATCCGCTTGGTAGATCATAGGCAGTTAACCAATATTGATGTCTTCCTGGCACCACCATACGAGGCATTAATTTATATTTGTAATATCCCAACCAATGTCTAGGGTCATTGAATGGCAATACAATAATATGCTCTTGATTCTCTGTTTCGTTTAGCACATAATTAAAGATATCTATCATTTCAAATATACAGTTGGGTCTAAATAAAAAATCATCTTGAATTTGGTAAACTAACTGTTTGCCTGATTTATCCATCCATTTAAAACAGTTCTTAGTGGAGTTCATTATGCCTCTCCTCTTAAGGTTTACTAGATCAATGTGTATGTTGTCGCTGCTAAATCTTTTTATTAATTTATTTAGAAACTTAATAGTTTTAGGTGTACTGTGATCATCAAAAAACCTAACATAATGCTGGCTATACGGAATTTTTGTTACACAGTATTCAAGTGATTCAAAGAAAGACGTTAGACACTTTCTAACTAGTTCATCCTTAGTTGCACATGCAAATCTTTCCATGCGCTGCGCACCGGGTGCTAAATTATTATATACTATATCGCATGTTTGAACACTATAATGCACTGTTGTATATAGTTTAGGATTTTTTATTGGTTCTACGCCGGCGGTGCTCATTTTTTAACGTACTGTATATCTGTAAAATGTAAGGAGAATATAGACATAATATCTTGTTCGCTTTTTTCTTCTTTAGTTGCGATAGCTATAAGATCATAATGCGGTTGTGGACGTCGCATAACCACACTAGTTAAAAACCCAATCTCAGTTAAAGATGCATGTAAAGCACTTGCTGTAAATCCACATTTATGTGCCATATAATAATTGCCTTCGGATAATGCTTTTCTAAATCCATACAGCGTGTCTATAGGGCATACAGGACCTAACGGTGACATATACATCATTTCAGTAAGTTTATTTTCCGCCACTAACTGACAAACTCCCTGTAAATCTGGACAAATAATAAGCACATGACCATTAGGTTTAAGCACTCTCTTAAATTCCTTTAATGCTTTAGGTACTTCATGTGCGTATATGTGTTCTATGTTGTGACTAGAAAATATAGCATCTACAGATCTAGTTTTTACATCCTGCATATCGGTAATAGTACCAACTATATCGGGTTTTACTTTACGATCTATATCTAGTCGTATCTCCTCCCATTGATCTGTATTAAAGTAGTCAGTTGTGTGCTTTTTGTTATTTGGCCCGCAGCCAACATGTAGAAGTTTTTTCTTTTTCAATTGATTTATCCGTATTGTATCTATTTATGGCTGGGCAGCTATGGTATAATATTATGGTTGCGGGGGACGGATTCGAACCGCCGATCTCTAGCTTATGAGGCTAGCGGGTTGCCACTTCCCCACCCCGCGACAAAATTGGCGGAGAGTATAGGATTCGAACCTATGCTCCCATTACTGGGAGGACGGCTTAGCAAGCCGCTGCCTTCGACCACTCGGCCAACTCTCCATGTGTTAATTATAACAAATTTGTTTTATAATATCAAGCGTAGGTTGGTGTTTTTGGTAAATCATTGGTATACACTAATTCTTGAGATTCGTTATATACCTTAACAATAGCTGATAGATGTGGATGATTTTTAGTAAAATTTTCTATAAGACCATGGGCAGACCATATTGCCTGCTCGTAGTCATCAAATACAGTTTCCTGTATAGTCAATAGACCATTAAACCAGACATGCAGTTTAACAGTATGTAAAGCCATGATTAGGCGTAGTTATCAGCAGTAGGAATACTGTCACTTGCATGTACGATCTGACCAGCATCGTCATATACCTTCATGTGCTGTTTAAACATGCTTTGATGTTGTTTACCGTAACTGTGATTGTGTTGTTGATGCTTTTGATCTACGAATGCCATAGCATCTTCTAAACTTTCAAATGTGTGACTTACAATATTAAGTATGCCATTAATCCACTTATGTTGTTTGACGTGGTGTTTTTTACTCATGTGTCTATCCCTTAAAATATTCTACCCAGATCGATTGGGTTTCTGTAACGTATTTAGCCAAAAGTTCTTGATGCTGCTGTACGTTTCTGCCTGTGTTTTCGTGCGTATACTTTAGTTTTTCATATATATGTTGGCTACTAGCAGGATCACTGTTAAACTCTGGGCTACTCCATGGTATTTCACTGCTGCCTAAAAATGGCACACCTTGACTAACAAAATCTGCACCTACAATGTTAAATGTTTCACTGAAACTTACCTGCATGCCAATATCCATTTCAGCAACTATCTTAAGGAATTCATCTCTATGCGTCCAACCATGACTAATCAATTGATGACCTTTGTCATATAGGTGTTGGAAAAGACCTCTTAGATTATGTAGTACTGGCTCACCCTTCATTTCTAACCTACCACTGTTAATATGGAAATTTAATTTCTTGCCCATACTTTCAGCAAACTTTAATGCCGCAATAGCCTGTAACATATGATTTTTTAATGGACGGACTGCACCAAAACAACCAATATCTACAGTGTCTTTGCTATCTACTAGATATGGTTTAGTAACAAAATCTGTTGGATAATAATTAGGCATATAGATGATCTTGCTTTTAGTCTGCTCATCTGTCCAATTAAATTTATGTTGTAGATAGAATGTTACTTCACTCATCATTCTTGGAGCATTTACGCCTATTAGGATATTTTTGAATGCTGCATAATCTCCTAGCCAATCCATTGCTATGCCCTCACCTGCCAGGAAAGGCATCTCACTGTGTAATCTAATAATCCATGTTACAGTGGGATGGAGTTTTGATAGGATTATAAATTTGCTAGGCACTACCCATAATGCCTCTATAATAACATGTGTAGGACGATGTTTGGTTACTAGTCTGTCAATACAGTTGTTGTCCATTGCGATTTCCATATTACTGTCGATGCCATTATCACGCAACATCTGGTGCATGAAATTCGCAGAATTATATAGACCCGTAGTAACACCTATGTGTTTGTCTACATCTGCATTAAAATTTTCTTTTCTTTTAAGAATAAAGAGGACATTGTTCATTGAAAAACCTAACTAATATTATTATATAAGGTTATTTATCTATAATGGTATTACAGATATGTTACCGAATTTGGTGCCCCAGGAGAGACTCGAACTCTCATGACTCGCATCGCTGGCTTCTAAGACCAGTGTGTCTACCAATTCCACCACCAGGGCTTGTTGTGTGGTGCCGGTTAACGGAATCGAACTGTTGACCTTCGCATTACAAGTGCGCTGCTCTACCTGCTGAGCTAAACCGGCATGAAAAACTATTTATTCTGGATCTGTTTCGGCTGGTTTTTCTTTGCTTTTTTTCTTGGGTGTACCCCAGAAATTAGTAGTAGCTTGCTCACTGCCTACACCTCTGGGTATCTGCTGTATAACACCACCCTTAGCTAAGAATTCTGCTATTGCTGCTTCTTGATCATATTCTAAATTATCAGACATATTTTCCTCTATGTTAATCCCGCTTACCCAGTACGGGGACACTCCGGAGTGCCGGCAACTTTTTATCTTACTTTTTGTAGATATTCTTTGCCAATCTTACCATCTGCTATTTCTATCATTGCGGTTACGATTGGTTTATTAGGATGTTTTTGTTTAACGTTGTTTTTCTCTGCCATTATCCTTGTGCCTGCAATTTCTCTTGCTCGTGTTGCAGCACCTAGGATTAACTTAAATCTGTTGCCATCAAATGCTCTTAGACAACTGTCTATATCAACTAGTTCTACGGATGTTTTTGTGCTCATTGGATAGTCCCTTATACTGATTTTTGTATAACTAGTATAACGGAATTGCTTGTGAATGTCAACGTTTCTTTCTTACTGAACTGGTTTTGGCAGCGGCAGGTTCTGCACGTTTGGGTCTTATGCCCCTAGTTGGTTTGTTTATGTCGCTGATCTTTTGGTCTATCTCTGCTTTATCAGCCGCCGTCTTGCCTGGAGTTAATGCCTTTGCTCTACCACCTACTGTTGCTATAAGTTCTACCTGTGGCATTGCTTCACTTTCTGGTGCATATAGATATGCTGTACTAGGTTTAATTTTACCCTGCATGTCTTCGTATGTGCCAAAATATTGTGCTGTGCCGCCACCCCTTATATCTATCATTAGCATGCCATCAAATTTACTGTATGCTTTGTAATTGTCATAACCAACCTGTAAGATAGCATCTAGTATAGCCTGTGCATCACCCTCTGCTAATGCTTTTTGGTATTGACTGTTATTGGTTTTACTGAATAAACCATCTGCCATTACTTGGGTTATTTTTTTTATATCTTTACCATTTTCTTGTAGCCAAGGACGTACCTGTGTTAGCCAAAATCCAATGCCTAATCTAGGTGGTAAATCTATGCCACTACCTTCAAGAGCTGTGGTTAATTCTTTCTTAATGCCCTGCATGTTCAGTTCACCTTTACGGGCATCTGACCATCTACCACCTTTACTCACTGTGGTTTTTACTTCTACTGCTTTGCCATCTATCTGTAAGTCCCCGCCACCACTAGCCCTGCCACTGTGACTGATATTAGGACTCATTACAGCTAAAGCCACCTCACCTGGGCCAACACCCTGACTTGTAAGTTCTGTTGCTAACAAAGCAAATACTCTTTGTGGAAAACCTGGGGTTATTATCTCATCAAAAGTATGTTGTTTGCCATCTAATAACTTACCAGAATCTACAAATCCCGATTTAAAATCATCTGCAAATTTTTCTTTTTCAGCCACAGTGCCATCTACATTAATAATAAGTTTAGCCAATCTATCTACCATTTTGTTGGCATCTTTGTCTGTGCTTAATACTTTTTTAAGTTTAGATGAAAGGTCGGTGGATTTAAGTGCAACTAGAACCTTGTTTAATAAGTCTTGATCTGATGTCTGTTGTACTAGATTAATAACCTGTTTCTTAAGGTCTACTGGTGCTTCTGATAATAATAAGTTTATTAATTTGCGCATGATATGTTATTTATCATAAACTAGTAATTACTTTTTGTCTTTGACTAATCTCTTTTTGGGTGTTTTCATAAGCTCTACAGGTTCAAACAGGTTAGTAGATCTAATAGCCTGGGGTCCCTGTATTATTGTATTAGCTTTGCTTTCTTGAGTAGTATTAAATACCCCCTCTATCCTTGGTTCGCCTGCCTCTGCTGGAATCTCAGTCCATTGCTGTATATAATCCACATAATATATACTCCTATCTAACCAAGGCATACATATATCTTCCTGCCTTACATAGCCATTGTCTCTATAGCTCTGCTCTATACTAAAGTGTATGAGTTTTTTGTCTATTAGATCCTGCCAGGTGGTTGTACTGGGATCCATTGGCGGAATATCTGATTTGTATACTGCCATCTGTATCCAAGGATCACCATATTTTTTTAGGAGATATGCGTCTCTACAATCAAAGCCATTTACTGCCAGCATGTATATAAGATTTGGCACTGTAAAATTGTAATAACTTAGATCATGTGTTCTGCTATAGAATCTATTGTTGGCTACACCAACATGGGTTGGTACAGTTACTAACAGCATGCCATTAACTGTCATAGCCTCATTCCAATTTTTTAATGTCTGTAATGGACTTATACTGTATTGCAATACATCATGTGCCAGCATTAGATCTATGCTTACTGGAAATATATACTGATCACTAAAGTCCTTGTTTAATTTAAATATGTTTTTTAGATTGGGTACCATATCTAAAGCATGAGGATTTTTATCTACAGCATAACATTTAAAATTGTATGGTATAAAGGGTTTGTCTTTGCGTATTAAGGTAGCAAAGAATTCTATGTCCTTGCCATTACCACATCCTATATCTGCAACTGCAGCTATACTTTCTAAAAATTCTGTATATATACTGAGCTGTACCAGCGTTTTATAACTGTGTCTTTCATCCATTTTTTAATACTCTATATACAAAATTACTAGTAAATTCATTGTACGACTGTGCAAATAAGTCAGTGTAGCGTTGTTCATTGTATTGATCATTTTCTAATCTACTACGTCTTACAGAATAAGCAAGATGATCTACACGATTTTTTGCGTGTTCGTGTATAATGGCTTCGTCTAAACTATCGCCCTTAGGACAACTTACTGTTTTAATATGCTCCCACTGTTCTAGTAGGTCATTGATGTTAGCTGATTGTTGCATCTTCCATACCTGCTGTACGTAATCTAGTTACGTGGCCTAGCATGAAGTTTTTACTTTCAAGTCCTTTCATTATGCCTAACCACTTGTTTCTTAGTAAGGCAACCTCATTGATAATAGTTTCCATATCAATAACTTCATCTTCGCCGTCTACATATTTTTCAGCATCTCTAGCGGTTAACGCTCTCGCATAACTTTCTAGATATTTTTGAAAGTGACCTCTACGTATTTTACGCAAACGGATATTTAACAGATTTAACACCGCTTCAATCTCTTGTAATTGATTAAAACGGTGTTCTGTTATACCTGGTAGACTGGCAAGACCCTTTTCTATGTTACCATAGATACCGATCTCACGTTTAGCTGTGTCTAACTCAGAATTATAGTAGTCTATAAAATCTGGCAATACAGCAATGTCTTGAACTACTTTGTTATACCACATTAGTATTCGTCGCCGTCATCATCTAGAGTTGGCTCTTCGCTTTCTTCCTCACCTAGATACTCAACGACTGCTCGTTTAATGTAACTATCGGCGCCTCCAAATGCTTTAAGATCTCTCTCTGTAATACTGTGATCTGCAACTACGTTAACAATATGATCAGCTACTGCCTGTCTGTCCTTAGCGGCAATATACTCTTTAACTGTTAACCACATTTCGCTTAATACATCTACTTCAACACTCATTCTGCTATCTCCTCAATGACAGCAACATCCGTTGCCTCTTCTTGAGTACTTAGCAGATTTGGGTTCTTTTGTAAATCTTTCATTACAGCATCTAAGCAACCGTCTTCATTACTTTCCCATGCTTTACGGAATAGTTTAAATTCTGTGCCATCTAATGCTTTGTATGCAAGCCTGTTTCCATCCTTAGCGAGTAACCCTTTGCCTTCAGCTAAGTCAACTAATCCACTATAAGGATTCATGCCTGTTTCATATGGAATCTTAACCTGTACACTTTCAAATGGTTTACAATATCTAGTCTTCATTACTTTACAAGCGGAACGAATACCACGTACTTCAGATATCTTGTTACCATCTTCATCTTCTTTAAGTTTTAATTTACGCATCGCTACAACTATACTTGATGCATAGATAAAACCCTGACCACCCGAAATCTTATCATCGGGATCAAACATGTCTTGGCTTGCGTATGTATGATTAGTACAGACTAAACCTACATTAAAATTACCAAACATGTTTACACAGTTACGCACCAGTGCGGTTAGTGCTTTGGGTTTACGACCCATATCACCTTTTAAATCACCTGCATCAAACTGGTTTATGTCTGTTGGTGTTAGTAACATGCCTAAACTATCTATTACAAACAATACTTTAGGACGTTCACCGTCTGGTAATGCTTTATAATCAGTCATAAACGTAGATATAGTTTTTGCTACATCATCAATCATGGCCATACTTAGTTTAAGTAATTTACTTTCATCTGTGTCTACACCTAATGCGTGTAACCAACTTTCATCAAGTGCATTTTCGCTGTCAACTAAAATAACATAGATGCCTTGTTCTTGTGCATTCTTAATTATATTGCCTGAACAGATATAGCTTTTTCCTGCACCCGATTCACCTGCAAACACGGTCACTTTACCCAATGGTATGCCTTTGTTAAAGTCTGAACTGATTAAGTAGTTAAGTGCGTAATTGCCTGTGCTGATCCAATCTGTTGGATCATTAAAACCAAAACCTAATCCGTCTATAGATTTGGTTAGGTTCTTTCTAAATTTACTAATGTCAAATGGTTTTGCCATAGAATATCCTCTATTAATCGAAAAGTAGGGGGCTAGGCGCCCCCTTGTTTAATTACGTTGTCTTTTGACGATTGCGAATCATCGCTAGGATGTCTTCAGCACGCTGACTGCCTGCTGCCGGTGTTGCCACTGGCGCTGTAGGAGCCGAAACTTCTTCAGCCTCAAATGGTTCGTCTGCTGGTGCAGTTGCCGACACTTGTGGTGCTGTAGTTGTTGGTGCTGTAGTTGTTGGTGCTGTAGTTGTTGGTGCTGCAGATTCTGCCACAACCACTGTTACACCTCTTGGTTTATAGTAGTTACCCCAACGATCTGCGTCATATGCCTGTCCATCCACTGATGCTTCAAACATTTCTTTCATTACCTTTAATTCAACTTCGCTTGGTTTTTTAGGTAAGAAATCAGCTAGGTTATATAAACCAAACTGTTCAATAGCGCCAGCTTCTTCTACTGTTAGAGCACTTTCCTTACGAGACCATTTACTTGTTGAATAGTCTGCGTACCCACCTTTACTTGTTTTAGTAACTGTAAAGTCCAAACCACCTTGGTAGTCTGTTGGTAAGTTTTCTAACTCAGGATCTAACAATGCCGCTTTAACTAGATTAAAAATCTGTGGGCTAATGATAAATCTACGGATTGGATTTGCAGGTGTTTGATCATCTTTTAAAGGATTCTCACGCACAAAACCTTGGAATAAGTATGATCTTTTCTTCCAATACTTACGACCCATGTCTTCTAGGCTAGGATCTTTAAACCAAGTACGTACTTCTGCTAAGATTGGACATGCTTCGCCCCACATCTCAACGCAAGGTACTTGTACAGTGACTGGTTTACTATCTGGTTGGCCTTTAACACCAGCAAATGGTAAATTGATCATTGCTCGTTCTACCCAAAAGAATGTGTTTTTAGTGTTTGCGTCTGGAAGGAAACGGATACGTGCTGTTGCACCTTCGTCAATATTCCAGTGTGCGTAGATGGCGTTGTCACCGCCCTGTGATGAATTACTACCTGAACTGCGTGTTTCTTGTGCTTGTAACTTTGCACGGATTTCTGCTAAACTTGTTGCCATGGTATTTCTCCTTAAGTTGGTCTTTAATATGCCTATAACGTATATGCATTTAAACATAATACGCTATTATTATTTATGCTGTCAACAAGAAAAGTGATATTTTTACCGTTCTGGCAAAATAAAACCCACCGAAGTGGGTCCTATCACTGCCTTCCCATCCCGGGGAATTATTTTAAGCCTGCTAATCGTTTGATATCTTGTATGCCTTCATATGTAACTTGTTTAGGTTCACCGTGTGAATCTAAAACGTCACCTTTACCTAAACTTAGCCTTGTCTTATGATCTTCTATTCGTCTTTCTAATTCTTTAGCTTTAGCCTTGTCGCCTGCTTGTAATGCCTGTGTGTGATATTGTTCAAGTTGTTTTAATTGCGGACTTGCATTGTATGTCTGTTGATCTAAAAATGCATTACCTGCCATACCTGCTGCTAATGCAGCTCCGGCGGCAACAGATTTCCAACCTTCAACCAAATGATCATATGAGCCTGATTCTAACTCTCTACATACATTGTTTACCCAGGCACTAACATCACTTGATCCAATTTCATCAACTTCGCCTACTCTTTCTGCCTCATCTCTAATTGCTTGTAATATTGCCTCTGGACCATATTTACCTAATAAATCAGAATGCTGAAGTAATATTCTACGTTTAATGCTGTTAAAAGTTGGTGCCTCTTCGTCTTCATCGTGTTCTTGTGTTTCAACAACTGGTTCATCCATGCCTGTGGTGCCATAAGTATTAGCCTCGCTTGCTGGTTCTGCAGGCTCGTGTGGTTCTTGATCGCCTATATCAGTTAGGATAGCTTGATACATTTCTGGATTTTTTTCCATAAGGTGATTCATAATAACTTCCCTTGCATCTGCTTCAGGATCGTTATTTGCTAATTCTTCTAGTTCATCAAATAGTCTATCATCACCAAATATATTATATAATGCATTTGTAGCATTCTGAGCATCAACACCTACTGGTAGTTTTTCACTCATTAGATCTATTAGATGTTTTTTATCTTCTTCTGTTTCAGGCAGTGCCCAAGTACCTTCAGATACTTGTTGTGCCCATGTTTCAAATTTACTTGCCCATTTATTGTCTTTTTTCATCTCGTATGCCTTTTGAACGATTGGTAGCGCCTCTGCTACTTTTTCATCCATAACACGCTTAGTAAATCTATCTTTAATCTCATCTAGTTCTTTAGCGTCTTCTGGTATAAAACTTGTGCTGGTTGCTGAAAATTGTTCTTTACAATCTATATAACCTTTTTTGCCTTTCATCTTGTTAAGTGTGTGTCTTAGTAGTCCGTGATATTGGAAAGCTGCTTCTATCATGTCTTGGGTTTGAGTGTCTTCAAATGTTCTATGTCTTACATTACGTAGAAAAGGACGTAGTTTGTTGCATTCCTCTGCCATTTCACATATATGTTTACCTAGATCATCGTTTACTGTACCACCTGCACTAATATGTCTTGCCATAGCTCTAGCATCACTGAGTCTACGGAAAGGCATTCTAAATCTTTCACCTTGATCGTTTTCTACAAAAATACTGTTTATGTTTCTTGCTCTGCTGCCACGTTGTTCGTCTGTTACTGGTTTACTATGTCTTACTATAATTTTAACTGGACCAAATTTTTGATAGCTGCTTTTGCTTGTACCATACATTCTGCTTTCGCCTAGTGCAATGTCGTCTTTTGAATAGGTATTGTCGTTGTGACTAGCTTGTTTTAAGTCTTTTAGTTTAAGACTTCTAGTGATATCTCTTGGTTCAAAACCCAATAGATTACGTTTACTAAAATGTCTTAATTCTCTCAAGAATCCCTCCCATGCCTCTTTAGATTCTTGGCTAAGGTCTTGGCTCATGTTTTTGCTGTAATATATTTTAAGAGTAAGCTCATCCGCTAGGCTTAATGTTACATTGCCACAGTTTTCGTCGCCTACTGTAAAGTCAAAATTAAAGAATCTCGCCTGTTCAGGATCGCTAGTAGCCTGTGCTTTATCGTTGCCTAGGCTTACGTCCTCAAATCTACTGCGGATTTTTTCAAATAATGCTTCGGATATTTTGTTGATTTCTCTCATATAGATATTTATGCTTATAGCATGATAAATGGCATGGGTTCTATAGCTTCTTCTAGGGTATCTCGCATATGGCTATCTAGTGTAGCATCATATTTCTGTAGGAATTGCGCCATTCTAATTATTAATATCACACTCATTACTAGATCATCTTTGTCACCTGGCTTGGCGGCGTAACTTGCACCATGCGCTACAAAAGTCTTTAATTCACTGATTAGGTTTCTGCTATTAACTGTCAGTCTCTTGCTTTCTATAAGATTTTTTAGTTTACTACAAGCGGCAATCTTATTCTTATTTGTTGTGTTAAATCCCTTTCTAAAGCGTCTACCACTAGCCATACTGCTGGGTTCGCTCAGCATGGTACCTTTAATGTTTTCTTCACCTATTTCTGCTATACATATTAGAGCAGCTTCGCCTATGCTGTTGTTTTCTACGCTGTAATATATGTTATTAATCGGTACCGTTTCACTGAGATATTTTGTAATTTCACTTAATATGGCTATTTGCTTTTGTATGACGGTCTTATTATGTTGCCATTCTGCTACCTGCACAAAACCTGGCAATTCAAATACCTGTATAGCGGCAGGATCTCCGCCTGTACCTAAACTAGGATCTAGTGCAACTAAGTATGTAGACTTAGGATCAGGTCGTTTGTACCAGCGTACTTGCCCCTGATTTTCTAAAGGGTCTATACCACGCATGTCTATTAGATGACTGGGATTAATTAATGTTTCATCCCATATAATAAATTCACAATCCATCTCACGACGGAATCGTTCATCACCTAGCTGACTACGGGTTTCTACTGCCCATTTGTCGTCACGGTCTGGATGTTCGTTCCAATAGCTGCGAAATGCCTTAAACCCATTTATGCCTAATTCTGTTGGATTGCCGTAATCATCTACACATTTATTAGCACCTTTCCAAAGCGTAGCGAACTGATCTTCATCGCTGTTTGGCGTACTGGTGATAATACATTTACCACCAGTTGCTAGTGTTGGACTAATTGAAGTCCAAAACTCACGACCTATAGTAGTACGGACGAATGCAAACTCATCTGCGTATAGTAGTGATATTGACATACCTCGACCAGTGTTTTCAGTAGTTGTAGAGCTTACGATTCTACTACCATTGTCAAAGTCTATGCTACCTTTGTTGTAACTCACAGCACCGGCACGTATAAAGTCCGGCACGCTTTCATAAGCGTAGCGGATACGTTGCATGATTTCTTGTGAGCCTGTGTATTTGTGTGCGGCAATTAGGATAGTGCTGTCTGGTACGAACATAGCGTACCATAACAAGTAACCTGCGGCACTTGTTGACTTACCTGTTTGCCGAGGCATCAATGAGATGCTGAATCGATAAGCATGGTATGTGTGTATCAATCGTTTCTGATAGTCAAACGGCTTATACAACATTCTACCTCGAGTAGGATGCTGTATATAGAAGTAGTTGCTCATGAAGTATTCAGGACCCGTGACTGGATCTGCACACTTAGCAAATTCTTTTAATTGTTGTTCTGTAAATGCCTCTTGCTGATGAGGTTTTTTTACTAGAACGCTGTCTGTGCCTTTTGCTGTTGCCATAGTAATACTTATCTTGGCAGGTTTTTGTAGTTAAATTACCAGGGCTTTTCGCCTGTTAGATATGGTTTAGAGAACCATAATTTGAACCATTCTGGTGTACCAGGTTGAACATTATTTTCGTTCTGGTAGTTTACTTTTTCCATAGCGGTTTTAGTTATATTACTGCCTTCTGTGCTAATGCTGCCTGGGCCTTTATACTCTTGTAGTTTGCCTGCGTTAAGATCGTTTAAGCCGGCAAGTCTTTTGATTTCTTGTATAGAATCTAATTCCATGATTAGTTTTTGGGCTTATTGCGCTTTGCACCAGCATTGTGAGGTACTGGACTTGTGTTAGTAACATCTGTTTCTTCACTGCTGCCGTTAGGTGTAATTCTAGTTGATTTAGCACCAAATTTCTTTTCAGCCATATTAATAATATGTTCATCTGCTTCACTGTACGCAACAGTAACTAGTTTTTGGCCTATTGGGCCGTCTTTTTTAGGTTCATGATCCCAAGATCCATCTTTATTACCTGCACCTGGTAGGTAGTGTGCTGCAAAACGCCAAGGTGCATAAGGACTACTGTTATCTAACTGCGGATGTGTTTTCATGCCAGGAGTAGCTGTAACATGTGAGTCAGGTAGACCATCGCTGTCTCTATCTATAGTTTTAACTTTAGCCTCTACAATAATTTCTCGGATTTTCATTTATTTGCCTTTGATAATTTTGCTAACTGGTTTTTTAGACCACATTCTGCATGACCAGTAGTTGGCTTTTGTTCTTGGACCTGGATTGGCACAGTTGTGTCTTGCACGATAACTTTTGCGTCTAGTTGGATTGTCTCTTTTAATTTCCATGCCAACTTTGCCAAAGTTTACTTTTTTAACTTTGCCTGTTTTAGGATCTTTTACATATACTTTAAATTTTTTAACGTCGCCTTGCATTGGTTTGCCAAGTTTAACTTCTTTACCATGGTATTTTGCTTCGTCAACATCTTTAGGTCCTAGGTATTCTTCAATTAATCCCACAAGTCTTTGCCAATCTTCAGCATAGTCATCTCTTGGACCAACTGATTTAAGTGTTTTTAATATTAGATTTAATGCGTTGACATTTAGATGTGCATCTTCAATCTGTTCTACATCTTTCGCATAGTAGATATCTTCAAACTGTTCTGCTACTGCCCAACCATGACGTTCTTCAATCTCATCAAACATTTTTTGTGCCCATTTGTCAACTTCTTCACGACCTTCCTCTAGTTTCTCGTCGTGAGTTGTGTGTGTTAATGGACTATCAGAATCTGCAGGTGCCATTGGAGCAAAATTTTCATATAACTCAACTTGTTCTAGTATACTAACAGCAGTTTCATCTAGACTTAACATTATACCTTTGTGACCTAGCTCTGTAACTGCACATTCAATAACCAATTCTTCATTGATTATAATGTCTAATACATCGCCGGCAACCGGGTGGTTAGCAGCAAATTCTGCTTCTGAAAAATAGTCTTTAAGTGTTTTCATATTATTTTTTAACGTCGTTAATCATGCTTTCATATGCGTTCCAAAGTGCCTCTTCTTTAACAGCACTAGGATTGTCACCTGGATATTCTTTTCTATATTGTTTTTTACTTGCATGAAGATCTGTACCACTTGGAATAGCTGCATCTGTGCCGGCAACTTGCTCACGTGGTGTGTTTAAATGTTCGATGTCGCGAGGTTCCTCACTCTTAACATTTGCACCATCTTCTTCTAATGCTTCTTCTGCAACTGCAACAACTTGCATGCCTGCTAGTTTACGGATTAGATTAATTGCATCCTCCTCACCTTGCGCAGTAATATTAACTTGAATATCTTCTTTAACTTGTGCTTTTTCATCTGAAGTATCGCCAGTAACTTTATATTGTTTACCATCTACCTCAAATTCTTTAGCACCAGTTTTAATAGCATCTAGTCTTGCTTTAGTAAATTCGTTACCCTCTTCCATTTCTTCCTCTGTTAAACCATTTAATTTTGCAATAGCATCTGCTGGTGTATCAAAGTCTGCATCTGGGTTACCTTCATAGCCACCTGTTTTGCCATCACTGTTAATATTAAATGAAGCAATATGGCTCTTGCCTGTTTCTTTATCACTATAAGCTAATTTAATTGTATTACCAATTTTCTTAGCTGCAAGTTTAGTAATTGAAGGATGTTGGTCCTCTAATCCACTTGCTTGTTCTAATGTGCCTAACTCTTTAAGCGCATCTTGGCTTGCATCTTCCTCTACTGGTGTTAATTTAGGTTCCATGTTCCAATCACATTCATCTAAACCAGCAGCTTTAAAGAACACATCATGTTTAAAACGTGGGTTTTGTTGTTTAAATATACTTGCATGATGATGTGCTAGCTCTTTACGTTTTTCCTTGTCTGGAATATTTTTAAGTAGATCAGCTACCATACGGAAATCTTTACGACTTACTGCTTCATCTAAGTCTGCGTCTTCATATACGCATTCACAAGGCATTTTTTTGCATGAATCACACTCTTTGCCTTCAAATTCCATTTGGCTATCTTTCCATCTGTCATAAGCATCATCACCTCTATCATTTACATTCTCTGATGCTAGTTCATTAACTAAATCAGGATGTTGATCTGCTAGTTGCTCTAGTTGTGCATCTGTTAATGGTGTGCCATCCACAAATAAACCAGAATCTAAATATGCATCGGAAAAATCAGGATAGTCACTAGTTTCTACACCATCTACAGTAAGACTATGTACATCTACTTCCTTACCATCAATAATGATTGCTGAACTTTCCATAACAGCACTCTCTTCACATTTACAAGGTGCGCAATTACAAGATGGGCATTTAGCTTCATGTACTTGCATACCTGCAAGTTTGGTCATTTCGTCTAATTCTTTTTTATAATGATCCCATGCCTCTTGTGTTGTATAGATAGGATGATTGCGAATACCATCTTTGCCCTCTGTTACAGTTTCTAACATACCTTTCTTGTTAGCTGTTGCCCAAGCAATTTTCTCAGCCTCTTTATCACTTTTGCCTGCTTTCTTTTCGCTGTCTTTAACATGTTTAACAAAGCGGTCAACTTTAGCACCTTCATCTAAGTCGTCAGAATCTTTCTTGTCTGAATTATAGTTGCGTTCATGCTTAAAACCACTGTCTGTTTTGGTTACAGTACCTTTTTCAGTTTTATAAGTGTCGCCTGTTTTAGCAAATTTGTCAAACTCTTCTTTAGATTTAAATTCTTTGCCTTCTTCGAGACTTTCACATTTGCAGTCTGATTTAGCACAATCACATTTATCGCAATGCTCGCTTTCGCCTAGTTTCTTACTTTCGTAAGTTGGTAAACTAATTAGGCTATCAACATGTTTTCGATAGTCTCTTAATTTCTTATTCCAACCTGGGCTTGTTATGATTTCTTTAACATCAGCAGCAGTGAATCTATTACCAATGTTAGCAGCGATTTCTTCTAAGTCAGCTTTTGTTAATCTACTACTGTTCTTTTTTTCAGCTTGATGCATGATAGCATGTATAACTCGGCTTGATAAATCTGTAGGACCATCCCAATCGCTTTCGCCTAGTTTCTTACCCTTAGCAGCTGCAGCTTGGAATTTCTTTTTGCCATATTTTTCACGACCAATACTTGCAGCCACCGCAGCTGGATCTTCAGCGCCACCTTTCTTAGCTGCTTTTTCAACTGCCTTAAAGCCCATATACTTTTCTTCTAAGCTACGAACTGCCTCCATTATATCACCCTTAGCTTCTACACTTTCATATACTTGTTCAGTACCTTGATCAGTAGTTGCTGGTTTGTTCGTAAATTCTAGGCCTGTTAGTCTGCCTAAGATGTCGTAAATATTATTGCTCATATGCTAGTTTCCTTTAACTGGACTTGGTATTTTGTTTTGATTTGATCCGACTGGATCTGTTATGCCTTGTGGAATATCATTTAATGTTTTGCCTGTTGATGCATTAGATCCACCACCAATAGTGTTGTCCTTGCCTGCAATTTCCCACTGCACTTTGCTTAATTCTTTTAATAGTACACCTTTTTCAGCGTACATTTTGCCTAAGGCTTTTCCCTCTGCACTGTCTTCATACGGTTTATCTAGAACTGCTTCGCCTTGTACAAATTCACGTAGTTCGCCTTCGTTGTTTCTCCAAAGTTCTTCTGGATGATTACGGGGAATTACTCTTACGCTATTAAGTGGAAAGCCAGCACGTTCTGCAATAATAGCACCAAGCTGTTGATCATTTACTGGATATTTTAGCACTGCATCTATTACATAGATTTCTGTTGGTCCCATACTAGGAAAATCTATTGCGTTTTCTTGTATAGGCAAAGTTTTGGGTTTAGTAATGCTTTCTAAGCCATATGCATTTAAAGCATTTTCTAAACGATCCATTGAATCTTTTGGATCAAAGTTAGCTACTTTAATACGGAAGTCATATGTCTTTTGTGCTTCTGATAAATGTTCAATAAAATTCTTCATACTATTGGGATCCTGTATAGTGTTATTTATGCTAATTTGTCAATATCAAGTCTTGGGTTTTTCGCCTAAAATCTGCTTTAACAGCTCATTTCTGTCTAATATTACTGCTTTGCCATCAGCAGCATTTATGATTTTTTCGCCGTCGTTTTTAGTGTTTTGAGCATCTAAACGTGCTTTTTTCAGCTGTAAATCAACCATTCTTAGCTTCTTATCCAGCTTGGCCTGCTTGGCTGTAATAGCATGTCCTAGCAGTGTGCCTGCTGTGGCTAGGATGTGTCCGCTGAAGCGTGCTTCAACGTTCATTCCTAGATCAATTAGGTCCTGGAATTTTTCTTTAGCAAGGTCGCTGAGATCATCTAGCTCTTTATCGCTGATATCTAAGCTGTCTACAAATGGCAATGCTGCATCTATCTTATCTATTGCAGTATCTACATCTTTAATAATAGCTTGATTTTCTGCTATTGTTTTTTCTGCCTGTTCTGCCTGTTCAGGTGTCTGGCCTTCAGCAGGTGGTAGATTAAAAAGTTCTTGTAGTTTTTGTGTCATGGTAAAGTTATTTACCGTTTCATATTCTTAAAGATATCAAATTCTGTTAAGACTCTAAAACGTATGTTATTAGCGCGAGCCCAGTTATCAGCAGCAGCCCACTTTGCCATGTTTATTGCTACACTAAGTTTGTCCCTTAAGGACTTGGCGCTTTCCATGGTTGCCTCTTTAAGTGGTTTAATTTCCACTAGTTCTGTGTGTTTTTTATCATTAGCGTCTACATATACTATAAGAAAATCCGGTACGTATATAGTTTGTTTGCCACTGACAGGATTTCTATAGGGTATAGATACTGCTTCACTTGCCCAATTAACTACGGATGGATTGTTATCACAAAAAGTACAGAATGTGTATTCCCAGCTGCTTCTGTATGTAGGCGCATGTTTGCCCATGTATTTTTCGGGATGGTTTACCTTATACTTGCCTGATGCATACTTGCCCATTATGGTAGGATAGCTCTTGCTATATATTTGTTTGTACTAGGACTATTGCTTAATCCTAGTAGACTTGTGTTAACTCTGTTAAGATTTAAAAACATTGTAAGATAGGCATTTAACTGATTTCTCTGTAGTCTTCTAAACTCATCTATTAAAGCCATTGGATCAATTTTTTGTGTTACCGCCGTATATAACACTGCGGCTGCAAGTGTAGTACCAGTATCGTTGTCGCCTGTAAGTTCTTGAAAATAACCAACAACAGCATCATCTACACCTTGACTAACATTATATGGTTGTGTAAAGAAATTGTTAAAGTACGTAGTGGTTGGATTGTTATTATCTTTAGGTGGTAAATTTCCAGCTATCATATTTTATCCTTATGCTGTAGCAGTAAAGTCGGGTGCTATTGTAGCATCTGTATTCGTTATTGCAGCATCCCCTGCTAGTTGATTGCCTGCAACACTAATAGGTGTAAAGTCAGGTGCAACTGATGTACCTGAAGTTGTTACTGCTTGTGCACCGCCTATACTATTAGTTACATCTGCGTATGCACTGACACTATAGTTAGGACCAATAGGTGTAATATCACCCACGGCTGGTGCTGTAAAGTTACTGGTACTACCTACATCAGGAGTAGCTGTGGGTTGGCTAGGTAAACCACTGCTCTGGTAACTTAAACTTGTATCTATACTGCCTGGCAATGCCATACTTGTAGTTGCTCTAGACATACCCTGTTGTAAACTACCTGCTGTAGGTACAAACACGCTGCTAGTTGGATTTTGACCACGTAGTATATTAGTACCAATTTGCGATAGACTACCTGTTGCTAATGGACTATAATTTGGATTAGTAGCATTGTTTAGAGTTTGCGCACCACTTAATATTGCTCCTAGATAATTGCCATTTTGTAGGTTATTTACTGTTGCATTTATTCCTTGAACAAGACCACCTACTCCAAATATGTTGTTTAATCCGGTACCCAATCCAGCAAGACTACTAGGATGATGGTCATAATGTATGCCGCCAAATCCTCTAACAGTACCATCACTTACATAACCAGTTTCATAATGCACTGCTTCGTAATTCACTGTCATAGTATGAGTCATTGGACTGTAACCGCCGTCTGCAGCATGCTGTCCATGAGAAAAACTGCTTATAATTGGATGGATTAAAATATAACTGCTAAAGCTCTTTTGGTGAAGGCTGTAGATACGTATGCTCCTAATAAAATTAGATGCATTTGCGCTACGAGATGCTTTGGTAAAACCCCAATTCTGTATTGTACGTGGTTGGTATTTGTATGCTTGTTCATAAGCTGCCTCCATATGATCTGCATCTCTATAGTAATATGTGTAATAGCTATACCAAAAATTACGTACTACATCGCTGCTATCATCATGAAATGTAAATTGCACAGGATCATATGATATCTTTTCTTGTGCAATATTTTTCCTATTGTATGCATTATACGTTTTAGTAGTCACAGTAAACTTAGGTAATTGCACTTCCTTAGCCATCATGCCTATCTCTGTTTGAGTAGTACTATCCATAATTATAGTTGGATCCAAATCTATAAAAACATGGAAAAGATTGTTTAATTTAGGACTTAGCCTATACAGACCATCTACGAATAATCGTGTAGCGTGACGATAATCACGTAGACTATCGCCACTGCTAAATTGATTAAGAAAGTTATTAAATAAGCCGGCCATACTATTATTTATGTCAATAAAAAAGCCCGTTTTTAGTAACGGGCTTTTAAGTTTTTATTGGCTATTAGCCAGTTGTAATAGAACCTAATGTTCTTGCTACTGTAGCACCAACGCCTGAACCTGTTGGAACTTGAAGAGCATTGTCATATCTAATATTCAAATCGATAGTCATTGCTTCATTGTTGCTGTAAGCTGCCTCGCCGTAGTCTGCACTTGCTAAGAAGCAACCATACATTTCCCATGTTTCAAGAACGTTTGGTGTGCTTGCGCCATTGCCGCCATCAAGTACTTCAAGTCTAGTAAGGAATTTATAGTCAATACCACTAGAAGCTGATGCTTGTTCCATGAAGTCGAATTGTTTCTGTAGTTGTTCACCTACACGTTTAGATACTTCACCAACTGCATCATCACGTAATTGGCATGTAACAGCTTGCCATGTTGGCTTGCCTGCATAGTAGATTTTGCTGTTGTAAACATCTAGTGTTATTGGTTCAAATTCAACAGTAGGACGTTTAAATGACACTACTTGTTTTGTAAGTTCTGTCGACGGTTGACTTACCCCAAAATTTTGGAAAGTCACGCGAAAGCGGAACTTTAGTTTTGGCATTAACAAACCTTGAGCTGAAGCTGATTGGTTTGTGCTTAACGGTACCGTAAATTTGCTTAATGATGATGTTGCCATCTTAATATCCCTTTTATATATTTAGCATATTTGTTGCTAAATGGGGAAGGCTTAATTTCCCCATTAACAACGTATATTATATTCCCTTAGCTATTGCGCCTGTTGCTTTCAAACGAACTGGAATGTAGATAAATTCGATTGCTTTTACAGGTTCAATTGCAATATCAACCCAAAGTTCGTTTCGGTCAATACGATCAGGAGTGTTATTAGAAGTATCACAAACTACTAAGTAGTCGTAAATACCGCGTTTAGCCACTACATCATTAAGTACTGCTTCGAATGCACCTTTAACTTGATTACGAGTAATCGTGTCATTGGGTTCAAATATAAATGGCGCCGCTGTTTGTGCTAAAACCAAACGTAAGTAACAAACAAGTCTTGCAACGTTGATTCTATCCATTGCTGATGTCATTGCAGCACGTGTTTTTTGACCATAGTTTACTAGACCTACGCCTGGTAATACTGTCAATGGATTAACTCTATTTTCATAAAGTATATCACGTAAACTGTTAGTTACACCAATGCTACGGAATGCATTGTTGTCTGTTGTGTCAACATATCCAATAGCTGTTAAATTGTCAATTAAACCACGACGTACACCAGCTGGTGCAAACCATGGATAACTTACGTTATCGCTACGTATAAATGTTCTTAGCATAGCATGGCTTGGAGGCACTGCAACACTATTACCATCTAAGTTAGTAGCTAGACCACTTGGATAGAACACACCTAAATATTCGCTTGTGCTTACTAAACCTTTCTCACCGTTGTCTTGAGCTAGTAATGCATTACTTGTATATTGCATTAGTCCATTAGAACTAGAAGATAAGTCAATAGGTGTATCACCAATAATAAATGCTGTTTGTTTACGATCATCATTTAAGGTGATCATATTTTGCATTAATTCTGGATATCCTGGGCAAACAATTAAGTTAAACTGTGTTTGTTCTTCTCTTAAGTCTGTGCTGCTTTCAATTGCCGCTTTAAGAGCTGTAACAACAACACTGCGTTGTGCTTTATGACCAAAGTATGGAACTTCATTTTCGTCTCTGCCACTATGTGATACCCATGCGCTTAATACACTTGGATATGATCCATCTGTTTCAAACGGTTTATCTGCAAACCATGTGCTTTCAAAACGTTTTACATTGTATCCGCTACGACGTGTGTTGAATAATAATGTACCACGTGCATATAGTCTGTAATCAGGACAATCACTGTCAATATAGTCACTGCCTTGTAATGCTATCACATCAGGTTTTGCATCTGTAATTGGATTTGTTGTACCATTGTAACTCCAACGTGCATCTGCAAACAAGATACCATTTACACTAACTTGATCTGTATTGTCAATTAAAGACCACACTCTACCATCTGTAAATCTATAGATATTAGGATAGCTGTCTAACATACTTGTGTCTACCCATAAATCACCAGCTACTAGAGGTGCACCGTTAACTTGTGTTGTTGGTGCAGATGCGCTTAGTATTGGACCCAATGAATCTGTTAATGTTAAGTCATAACCACGTGCATCTTGTTGTACATTCTTATATCCTCTCCAGCCACTGCCATCATTCATCATGATGTCAACAGCTAGTGGATCGCTATAGTACCATAGAGTGCCGTCTGCTGGATTACTAAAAGGTGCTGTTATAGATGGTATATAAGGAACGCCTGTTAAATCCATAGCAACAAATGGACTAGCAAGATAATACATTGTATTACCCATACTATCCTTAACTTGTTGTACGTGTGGTGTAACTACAAGACTTGTGTCTGTTGTTAAACCAGCTGTTACTAATGGTGTACCTAAAACATCCATTAACTTAATAGTGCCACCAGCTAGATGACTTAGACTAATTGCACCGCTAGATTCAACTATAGCAACTACATTAGGAAGTCTAGCAGATAAGATATCTGCTACAAAACTTGCACTTGTGGTGCTACTTAGAGTTATAGTTGCACTTACTGTAGAAGCTGATCCAGGCACGCTTACTTCTAAGCTAAATGTATCACCACTGTTAAATGGGTTAGCACCTGTTAAGATACTGCCTGTTATTTTTAATAAACCTTTAACTGTTTTAATATAAGGTTTAAATGTAGCTGTGCCTTCTGCGTAGCTGTCATATTTAATGTACAATGTACCAACTTTTAAATCAATACCACCACCTACTGGATCTAGTCCGTAGATTGCTGCATTGTCATCTTGATATAATGGAGCCGGAGTTGGTGTCCAACTATCTGCTAATGCTTGGTATTCGTCCATTGCATAGCTAGCACCATTGCCTTGTGCAGTAGTTTTTAACCAAACTGAACCATAAGGTCTTGGTGTTGCATCACCTGGAATAGTTGATGTTTTGTTTAGCCATGCTGGATGTTGATTACTTGGTGCAAATGTTAAAGCTGGTGCGTAAAGTTTCTTATTTGTAGCTGAACCATCGATAGCCGTAGTGAATAAGCCAAGGTTAGCTGCCGCATCATTGTAATCACCATATGTATACTTGCTGATTCTAACTGCGCCATCTGCCAAAGCCGTATTGCCGGTACTTGCTGATGTACTGTCAATCTTAATTTCAAGTTGACCTAAACCATTAACTGTTGCCATAACACCTTGGATGCCTGCATTGTTAATAGAATCTCTAGCTGAACCCACAGTTGTACCACCAACTTGTACGTTTGTGCCATTGATTATAAGTCTGTCACTTGCGCCTAGTGTTGGATTAGAAATAGTACCAACAATAGTAGGTACAGCCATTTTCCAATCATCACTACCAACCAATACCCATGTATTGTTTAATTGATCAGTCGTATCACCACCACGTTTGTAGAAAAGTGGATTTCTAGAACTACTTGCTACAACAGCGTAACTGCCAATGGCACCAAAACGTGGTTTGCCGTTGTCGATTTGAGAAGCATCTGTAAGAATTGCTGGTGTTTGTAGAGTAAATGCATTGTCATTGAATTCGTATACACCAAAGTTAGTGTTACTGAGATCTAACCAATATGTACCATCTACTGGTGTACCATGTGGTCTGTTACCTGTACCTTTTAATTGTGTAAGGTTAACATCTGCACGTTGTACATATACTCTGCTTGCAACGCCTAATGCACTGTAAGCTGCTAGTAAGCCATATTCATTAAGTTCATGACCATGAATTGGGCTGCCTGATGAATCCTGTACAAAGTTTGGTAAACCATAGTTAGTAACTAGGTCTCTCTGACTGCTAACTGCAAATAATTTGTTAGCATTTGATTTTGTTGTGTAAGAGGCTGTAACACCGCTTGGGTTTTGTTTATCTTGTCCTGTAGCAAGCAACACATAAGCAACTGTACCTACTGCCGTTGGTTGGTAGGTGCTTTCGTCGATTACCGTTACTTGTACGCCTGGGGAAATTAGTGCCATAGTATAGTATCCTTTAATAATAATACTTTAACTTATTTATAAGTATAGCTCAAAAACCTGCGTCTATGGCTGCACTTTAAAGGTTCGACACTAAATACTGTATGAAACAGCGTCCTTTGTGTCAATTATGCAGGAAAAAAGTAGCAGCCATTAATTATTATAGACATGGCAAAGTCTATTTTAGAACCCACTGTGACAGTTGTAAACGCAAAAAAAGAGGCATAAAACCACCTATACCAACCTGGTATAAATCCGGATATAAACGTAAACCTAACTGTGAAAAATGTGGCTTTAAGGCCAAGTATAAAGAGCAGTTAAATGTATATCACGTAGATGGCAATCTATCTAATGCTAGTTGGTCTAACCTTAAAACCGTCTGCACTAACTGTCAGATTGAGATAGCTAATGAGGGATTGGGTTGGCGTCAGGGCGATCTTGTGCCTGACTTTTAAGAACCTGTTGTTCAAAGTGTTGGTATAGTTCATCTAGTGTACCGTCATTGGGAATAACATAATCAAACTTGCTGCCTACCCAACTGTATTCACTTGCGTGTACCTTTTTACGCAGTAATCTAGCATGAGCAGGTTTATAACCAAAATGTTTCTCACCTTTAGCAACAGTTAGGGCATCAGCATACCAGTCTGGCTCTGGGCCTCGCTTAACTCTAATTACTTTGCCACCTACCTTGCGTATGGCAGAAACTTCATTGGGAAACCTACAATCTGTAATTACAACATCATCTGTGCTTTTTAACAGTCTATTTTCTAAACTAGCAACCCATATATCATTGTGAAAGTTGCTACGACATACCTCGGTACCCCAGTACTGTAGGACCCATCTAGGTGTTAATTTAGGCATTTTTAAGCGTTTAGCCCAAAACTCATCAACAGTTTCACGCCATTCTCTGCTTTGATTAGTTCTACCCTCTAACATAATCCTGTCCCAACCAAACACAGCACTTACGGCATCTTTTAAGCTGTTAGCAAAACTTTCTCTTCGAAAACCGTGTATGTTGACTAAGTAGTCGGCAATAGTGTCCTTACCACTGCCAATAAAACCCACAATACCAATAATTTGACTCATAGAAACTCCTTGCAATACAAATATTGTATAGTAGTATCAAGAATAAATCTAGAGTTTTTTAACCAGTTATCCAGGTTAGGGGCTGACCGCCATCTACATAGCGTTTGATTTCATCGTCTAGTTTGTCTAACAATGCCTGTCCTTCTTGTTTAAGTGCTGTGCCGTTTAAGCTAGTGCCACCTTGTGGGCCTGCGATACTAGCGAATTTTTCACGTGCTTGACCAATGGATATCATGACTAATGCCAATGCATAATCCTGGATCCAAGGAAAACACATGTTGTCATTTAATAGCACGACATCTGGTTTATAGTTAGTAATCCATAACAACACACTCTCGAACTGATCACCTGTTACCCCGGCACCGCCGGTAGAACCTGCGTATCCATAAGGCATTTTACGTACCACTGATAACTTCTTAGTAACACGGTTCCAAGTAAAGTTCATGTAGCCGCCAAACATTGTCATAGCTAGTTTTTGATAGTCTACAAATAGTTCGTAGTTTGTTAAGCCACCTACCCGTCCAGCAACCAACATATAAGTGTTTAAGTAACCACTTGCAAATGGTTCGAATTGACTAGCTGTTGTACCACTTACACTGCCAATACCACGTCTAAAAATCTGTCTAACTTCTGTAATTTCTTGAGGCAATATGTATTCTTGTGTTTCTGGTAATAGATCTAAAAAAGCATAGCTTTCTTCTGCACTATTGCTACTGCGTTGTCTATAACGAATGAGGGCTTGTTTAATGCCCATTTCAAAGTGTTCTTTGTCTGCCTCTACATCAATAATGCCATAACCTAAACGTAGACGAATATAATCAATAATATCTGCTCTTTTTGTATCTGCTAAAACAAGAGAACTTGTGTCAAGTGCGATGTGTCCAGCACCTGATCCAGTAGCTGGATTATAGAGACTGTCTGTGGTTAAACTTAGGTTAGGTGTTAGGTTACCAGTTGCTGTGGCCATTATTAATATCCTGTATCATATATTTATGCCCTATGTAAGGATATTTTAGGTTATCACAGTGCTTTCAGCAGTATAGTGTCGCTGTTAATACGACCCGTTAGTTTAATTTCAGTGGTTTTTACTGAATCTAAATACTTGCGTAATTCTACTTTGCTACATGCTTGAAAAGATTTTAATTGTTCTTGTGGCTTACGCAGTGTCTTTTGTGTGCTCTTATTGGCATCATAGCCTGTAATAGTAGTACCTTTAACACCCAATACGCCACCCATTGCTTCAGCAACATATTTGCCAATCTTACGACTCTTAACATTGTACACCCATAGCTGTTCTGCCCCTATAATATCTACAGGATTAACACTGACTAATTTTAGACCAGCATCCATCTTAAGATATTGTAGTTTAGCTACTACTTTTTCTTTTTGCGGTGGTTTACGCACCGAGGCTTTCTTAGTTGCTTTTTTAGTTTGATTGTAAGCAGTAAGGTCGGCAAATAGTTTATCATAAAATGCCTCACAGCGTTTGTAGTCTGAGGCTTTGTAATGACTGTAGGCTTCTTTTAATTGCTCGTCTTCACCCTTGCGTGCCTCTTTAAGTTCAGCATAGCGTGGTTCAAACACCGCCTGGATTTTACCTATTAGAGCTTGGGGTACACTGTTTTTTATAAGATATTCATATGCTTTAGGATCTACTGTTTCGCCCATAAACAAGGTGTCTTCTAATACCTCAAAGTACAGTATATGTTTTTTAACAGATTCGTTCATCCTATCTTGGATAGTAACTACTTTTACCTCAGATTTTTTAACAACTTCTACTGCGGTTTGCTCTTCCTGGTCTACTTCCATTACTATGACTTTTCTTACCATGTCTAAAATATATTCTACATGTCTGTCTCTTAATGGCATGCCTCTTTCGTGCGCTTTAATTAGAGCACATGCTGTCATTGGTGTAAGACTGTCCGGAGATTTTGCATATCTATCTATGGTCTGCTTGTCCATTTTATGGTTTTGTTCTGTGTTTTTGCGTAGCCAATCTACTAGATATTTCTTTAGATCTTTAGTGCTGTAATAATAGTTGTAATAGCGTAGGCTTTGACGCAAATGATGATCAAACTCCTGATCACTAAATGTCAGGGCACGGTCATAATCCCATATAGGTTCAGATCCAGTGTACTTTTCATCAGCAAATCCAAGATTCTTAGCCTTGACTTTTTTCTTCATGCCATCAATTTTAATTGCCATATATACCTTTCCTATTAATAACTGTAATTATACATGATACTACCAATTTTGTCAACCGGTTATTTGGTTAACAGCAAACCAAAAGTTACCATGGTCTCATAATTATGTATTTGTTCATTGATCTTGTCAAGTAATTCTTTATGTTTTTTAGTCTGTTTGTGCTGCCTTCTACAGTTAATTTCTTCCATACTCAACTCCTGAACCATGCTGCTTATGGCAGAAGCTAGTTTAACCATGTCAGGTTTATAGGCAAAACTAGCGCCACTGGTCTGTTTATTTAATTCTAGATAAACCTTTTGCCAGTCTAGACTTGTCTTAATTTCCATACCGTTAGTATAACACTATTTGGTACCAAAGTCAATACGGCTAAATACTAGTTACTATTAGGAATAAGTAATGCCCCGTCTAAGTTTATGGCGCCCAAACAAGGGCAATGATTATAAATTTTTTGACCGAAGAATATCAGAATTGTTTACTGTGGGCGGCACCGATGTAAACATACACAAATATCTAGGTCCTATAGATCAAAGCTCTGGAATTACAACCACAGCAGATACAGCCATGTCTACAGATGTATTGGCTTTTGCCAATGCCGCCGCTGTTAATTTGGGTCAGTTTGTGCAGGGTACTGGCATACCCGTAGGTACTACTGTTATTGCTAAAGATGCATCAACTGTTACCTTATCAAAACCAGTTACTACATTAATTCCTACAGGATCTGTAATACAGTTTTATACAGATTCTACTAGTCCACCTGCATTAAACAATTCAGCTCTTAATATCCAAGATTTATTGTTCTTAGAGAATAGAGATAGAAAATATGATACTAGTATCTATACCTTACGCACCCTGTATCGTGTCAACGACAACGATTTTGATCTAAGCCAATTTGGCCT